GATTCCAAGCACCTTCACCCCAAGTACCTCTGCCCCAACCTGTGATGTTAGACACTATATCACCCCATTATGCTATTCGGATAATCGCATTGCTCGCATCTGCTGTAGGAAACTGAATAGTAAATGTTCCAGAAGAAGATGTTTTATTACTGGTAAAATCTAAAACAGCCACAGCTTTATTACTATTAGTGCTGTTATAGATCAACGCGCCCATCGCAGTGATAGTAGCTGTAGTAAAACTAATATCTCCAAAATCTGTAATAGCTGTTGTGCCAGAAGCCGAAGGTGCGACTTTTGTGAGAGTGCCTCCCCCTGTGGCATATGTGCCACTTGATGCTACCTCTCCCGTAGTAGTAAACGCTGTAGTGGTCGCCCCTAATGTGGCAGTAGTGCTGGATTTACCGCCACTACCCTCTGCGTATAGGGCTAATTTAAAAGCATTACCATTAGTAGCGAAGTTGTGTGTAGCCGTTAAAAGCTCAGTTTTAAACGATGTACACAATGCTTGTGTGATTGCCATTAGAGTCTCCCTATAGCTTTTGCCAGTTCAAGTTGACCAGCCTCACGAACTTTGGCGCAAATACTAGCACGTTCTTCTTTCCTCGCCAACTCTATATAATATTGGAGCAGATTCCTAACTCTGTCATGAAAAGCCTCTGCTTGCAAACGAATAGGTTCTGGCGCATCTTCTGAAACATATATTATTTTATTAGTAGCCATTTCGGCTATTTGGTCATTAGAAAGACCACCTTTATCAGATGTAACGATGTTTACTGCTCCAACGGCACCAGTGCCTAAATCAAACATTATCATGCCTCCCAAAAATAATTGGATTAGATTCAACAGGCTCAGGGGGTGCGTATTCTGATTGTTTGCTAATTAACAATCCACCATCCTGCACCGTTTGCACTAAAGGGTCATCAAGTCTATGATACCCATATAACTTTTCATTATCAGGTACGTTTGTATCTAGTAAACTAGAACCATGAGCCACTTCTAGTTTAATACCTTTAGTTGCTGCTATCGCGCACCAAAACTCGACACACGCCCTACCTGACTCAGCCATATTTACATTCTTGTAAGTATAATCTATACCATACAAAGATATTTTAGAGGCTTTTATCCAAATAGCGTAAGCTACAGCATAAGCGACAGTATTGTTAAAATAACAATACCCTAAATCTGTAACAACTTCTTTTAAAGGATATAACTTTAAATGCTTAACACGTTTATCTAAATCACAAGTAATAATAGGTTTTTTATTTTCTTTTAAAAATTTACGAGCGATACCTGTTTGTGTGCCAGCATTTTCTGTATCTAAAAATCGGGATACCGGATCCATCATAAATGTCATATCAACACGTATGATACCGCCTATGCAATTTATACCCCAAACTTCATCAAACTCTTGAGAAGCAACTCTAGCTGAAATATAATCTGCATAGCTCCCACCAAGACCCACTATAGCTATATTCATGTTCTCGGCCTGTCTGGAAGCCCCCTTCTGTAAGCATCTGAGTTCTCTCTAGCTTCACCCAAATCTTTTATGCGGCTGAGTGCTTCTATAAACCTACCATTATATAAATCCATTAAATCTTTTTCACCCTTCATAAAGGTATATGCTTCAGTCAAACTACCGTACAGCATCGCATTGGGTGCATTTTCGCTCAACCAAGTAGTTCCAGAATCAGCACCTGCTGTAAGAGAATTAGGTCGGTAATAATAGTGTAACTCTGCCGTATACGACGCATTAGGGGTCGGGGCTAAAATAAAGTTTTCATAATCAAAAAGAGCGTAAAACCTTGGTACACCTGTAGTAGATTCGTTTGGGTGAAACTCTTGTAAATAATTGACATCTTTTAATAGCAAAAATTCTTTATTACTTGAGTTTTCTATAGATAAACTGAAGGAAGCAAGAAAATCTGTAGGCATGGCTAAGAATCTATTGCCAGATGTAATAGAACCTGAAACATTTTTACGGAAAAATTCTAAATCAACCGAAGAAAAAATGCGTTGTTCTGTTGCTTTTATAAAATCAGATAAATGAGAAACAAATGTCGTTTCCGCATTATCTGTATAATCTTGTATTGCTGTTTTTAAAGTACCAAAAGTAAAACTCATGATGTGACCACCGTGATATTACCAAGTGTTGCTGTGAGTTCAAAAGTGGACAACTCTTTTCCTACAATACCGAGACCCACATTAGTGTAAACTATCAATCTATTACCATCTTCACTAACATCTGGCCTTGGTTGATACAATGCCTCTGGGTCAGACCCTGTTTGAGTAGGTTCTAATTGTCGAGCTTTTGGCTCATAACACTCAGGACAAACTTTTAATTTATTCCATTCTTCTCTAAGCTCTAAATATTTATATCTAAAACCGCACCTATCACATATACCATAAGAGTATTTACCTAAAGCATAAGACATCAGCCAAACCCATAATAATCTCTTCTAGGGACAAGACTAAGATTAGCTCGGTCAACATCCTCAAATGCTGCCCTATTAAACTCTTCATCATAAACTGTTTTTAGTATAGCTAATCTTTCTGGGGCTTTTTTCATAGCAAGATAATAAGCTAGACCAGCAGCTAAACAAGGATAAAAACGGAAGGGGATGTCGACAGTATTAATAGCTGAATCTGCGTCTTCTATTCTAGTAAGAGCATCGTAAACTAAAGTATATGATGTATTTGGCGTAGGCCAAACTTCTATTTTTGGTACTATCTGTCTATCAATATACCACTGTGTAGGTTGCGCTTGTGTCAACTTACTAGGGATATTAAAGAATACATCCCGACTTACTCTGGTAATTTGAGTGTCATTTTGATTTGTAGCACCAGCATTTGTTCTGATCACTGCACTCAAAACATCTATAGTATTGGAGGGCAAGGTGTATGAATTTGTGCCTTGAGTCAATGACACGGTTGCTTGATCAATGGTCCAGCGATTTAAACCTCGATTTGCCCAATCAGCAAAAAGCAGATTTAAAGAGCGTGTGGCAGTTTTGAGATCGTACCCTGTACGGATTTCGATGCCACACCTCTCAAAGGCTTCCTCGACATAATCTGCTACGTCGAGTTCAAAATCAGTTGAACCAGAAGTTGCCATTAGCTATATGGGCCTTTAATCACTTTAGGATTATTCCTATTGACTAGGCCACCTTTTGACATTTTCATAGGCTTTTTGACCATACCGCCTTTTGACATTTTCATAGGCTTTTTGACCATACCACCTTTAGCCATCTTTTTCTTGACCATGCCGCCTTTAGCCATCTTTTTCTTGACCATGCCGCCTTTAGCCATCTTCATCTTTTTTACTGCGCCGCCTTTTGCGTACATTTTCTTCTTCATTTTCTTTGCCATCTTCTTCATCCTCTTCCGCATAAAGATTATCAAAGATCCGATTGACGTCCATAGTATAGTCTAAATCAGATTTTGAATAGTGAATGTGTTGTGACGGTTTGAACTTAGGAGCTCCTTCCCCAGTCACATACCAAGCTGGGTGTGTCACACGGACACGATTGTTCGGCAAAGCCACAATATTACCAGTCCATTCACCAGCATCTAACAGCTCTAACACATGGCTTTGTTTGTGTTGAGCTGGGTCATCAGCTACTTCGCTATCTGTATAGTCCACGGTAAAATAGTATTTTGCCGGATAAAACTCTCCGTCTATTTTAGCTATCCATGGACACGGCTGTGCTCTATTAAGACTATACACAGCATGGGTGCGAGACATACAATCCCAAGGTTGCGCTTGATACACGTCCATTGGCTCAGGCCAACCTTCGAAATTTGTATCACCCACTAAAGCTGTAATTGGCATCCTTGCCCACATTGCACCACCATGTACATTCTCCTCGCCTGTTACATCGCTTTCGCAACCTGTAAACAAAACTTGGAAACTCAAGCATCTATTCGGCATAGTCGTAACGGCTATTACCATTGCATGAAGGAACTCTCCATGGAAGTCTTCGTGGTTGCAAGTATACTCCCTTCTCACCCAACATTTGAAGTAAGGGACATTACTTGTTAAAAAACTCATTTTTTCTTTGTTTCCTCCTTTTTCTTTTTAGGCTTTTTGCCTTTACCAAAAATGTGTGCATCAACTTTAGCAGCCTTGCCGCCTGTCAATACACTGTTAACCCTTGCCATAGCCCATTGACTAGGCGTTGTTCCGGGTCGGTGACCAGTTCTATAAGCCGCTAATCCTTTATTATAGACCCGAGCAAGTTGCCCTGCCGTCACTTTCTTACCTTTTTTTCGGGCGGCCTCTGCCTTTTTTGCTAATGACTTTTTTGTCGCTGCGCTGAGTGCCATCACTTTTTCCTTTCTTGGCGGATTTTTTCTTTGCCCCTTTTGAAGATGTTGGCGACTTGGGTTTTACCCATGACTTTTGCTCTTTGCTCTCCGACGGTAAGGATTTGGATTTTCCTAGCAAAAGGTTTATTAATCTTTTTAACTTTTGCCACAGTAGCCCTAGCGTCTGCTGGAGTAGCAAATTTAATACGGACTGTATCTTTTGGATTTTCATCGGTGTACAACCTTCTTCCAGAACCCTTTGGTTTTTTACCCGTGCCTACTTTAGGATCTTTTCTTTTTGACATTTTTCTTAGCCGCAGTAATAATATCCGCACGAGTGATTTTGTTGCGAGGAGCGGCAAAAGCCGCTAAACGCTTTTGCTTTGCAGATAAAGGCTTTTTGACTTTTTTCTTCATGACTTTTTACTCCCGTACATCCTTTTGAACTTTTTGGTATGCACCGACGGTTTCGTTTTCCTTCGAACTCCGCGCTTATCAAAATCAGTTGAGAAATCATATGCGGTGCTATCCCTAGCAGATTTTTTTGCATTCCGTGTTATTTCTTTTTTACGTTTTGCCCTTTCACTTGAGCTAAGACCAGCTAGATATTTTTCTGGTATTTTTCGCTTTTTCTTTTTCTTTTTCTTAGAGGCAGGAGCTTTTTTAATCTGCTGAGCCATTTGTCCTCGCGTCATAGCCATTACAATAGCCTCGGCACTGCCGCCGCCGCTATAATAAGAACAGCAATGCCCCATAATCTCATATCTAATTTATCAAGTTGTTTTTGTATTTGGGCATATCGCTCACTGCAATCTGCCTCATGTTTTTCTAACAACTTTAATACATCATCTGCTTTCATCACCACGCCTTACAAGACCAATACCGCGCACTAAATTTATCCTTGGCACTATCACAATTATGCCTCGCCCTAAACGATTTACGCCTAGCTGGCTGATCTTTCTTTATACTCATATTAGGATCACCAAAACGCACAAGTTTTACTTGATCGCCTTTTTTCGCTAGTACCGCTGATTTTTTCTTAGCTCCAGGAGTACGTTTTGGTTTGTTATATCCTGGAAAGGTCTCCCCCCGATAAGTAAGTTTACCGGAGGGGGTGCGTTTTACATCTTTAGTGGTAGCCATTAGATATAGCCCTTACGCACTTCTAACAAGATAGTATAACTATCAGCAGAAGAGTGACCTACCGTAGTGAACATGATATCACCTGTTACGCCAGTTCCAGCGTTATTGGTAATACCGCCAAATGAGCTGTAATCATGATAGCCACTTTGGTTTTCACCTAATTCAATAGCTAAAACATCGGTATCAGCGTCAAACAGAATTTGCACTTTCATACCATTGCACTGCCACCATATTTTTTCTATAGTCGCTTTTGTGCAAGTTTGACCATTACCACTAGCCGCTAAAGCACTTACATCTACCTTTTTGACAGCACTCTCACCTGAGCCGTCAGAAACATTTGTAAACTTTAGTACGGCTGTTCTTTCACCATCTATTAGTGTTTGTGAGGTGACTGCGTCAGCCATGTCAACCTCCTATTACTGGTCAGCGAAGGCAGGTGCGGTTGCGCCCGTGACTGTGCCAAAAATCTGATAGTTGGTTGTATTGAGACCCACAATCGTTACATCAAAACCAGCAGGCACATTAAACTGGATACTGCTGTTTGAGTTACCATCAGAGAATACTGCACTTACTTCATTATCTGTGTCCAGGAAAGTCACACCACCAATATAAAAATTAGTGTTTCCAGGAGTCAAGATAATCGCATCTGTGCCATCAGCGGCACCGCCTGCGTAAACAAACCTAAACGTAGAACCAGCAATAGGCGAGGGCAACGTATATGTATTATCTTGGCTACCGTCTGGCACCAAAAGGATACGACCACTATGAGTCGCATTCGTCAAAGTTACGTCGCCGTCGGACAAGCTAACAGGACCATCACCTAGAGTAACAACCTCTGTGATAGCACCTGTGGTAGCGTTTTTACTGATTGTTTTAACCGTGCTTTCGGACCGGACTGGACCTGAAAAGGTACTATTAGCCATTTGCATCTCCTGTCTTGGCTAGTGTCAGTTACCCTATGTAACTGTCAGGGATTGAAAAACTATAAACAAAAAAAGGGCGGCTCGCAAGCCGCCCTTTGGAGGTATTTAAGTTAAGCTCCAGGAGAGCCAAACACACAACGTGGGTCACTAACACCGAAGCTATACCGCTCACGGGCTTTGTAACGAACGTTACCTGTGTCAAAATCGCCTTCCATAGCAGTTTGCATGGGTGTCCTTACAAAATGCTTGAAGCCGTTTGGTGCATCTGTTTTAATAAAGAATGCATCTGTGTCGGTAAGGAAGTGGTTAACCACATAACCTTCCGGAAGCATCCCCATATTACGCACCGCATTGACGTCATTATCTGATGTGCCTACACGCAGATTAGAAGCCATCAACCGCTCTGCCACAAACTGCAATGCTGGTGGGATAATCATCTTCATGCCACGAAGCGCAATTTTCAAACCACGCTCGTCAATGAAAGCTGAAATATCAATCAGCGATTGCTCGAGTGACGTTTCATTCAAGTCAGCCGCAGTGGATAACTCATTACGGAAGTTACCTCCGGCTGTAGTTGGATGATCCGTTGCACACAACTCTTTGCCATCGCCAAGCGTAAAGCTAGAGTCAAAAGCATTATTCAGCGTAGCTGCTGCTTTTACCTGCTTTGTGTTAGCCATGGAACGAGCCAATGCACGAGTATAACGAGAACTC